ATGTTCTTTATACACCTCGCATCGATCCACCTTCACAAGATAGGTTCCGTGATGCTGCGAACTTACTACGTGAAAATAACTCTGCTATTGTTGATAAAGCAGCATTTGATATGATTGCTAGATATCCCGATCTATCAAATGATATGCCTAGAAACCAAGATGGAAGTGGTAATGGTACTCTAAGATGTAAGACTGATTTGGGACTTGTTGTTGAAGGTATTGCTAAAGATATTCAATATGGTGGTAATAAAAATACTTTAAGAGCTGCTAAGTTCTATGTTGATAGTAAGAACGAAATTCAACATATTAGATTACAACTTCCGCAGTCAATTTATGCTCATGAGAGACTTGCACATTATATGAAGCAAGCGGTAAGTGGTGATTTAACTTATGATAATACTGATAATATTATTACTGGTGACTGGGGAATTACTAATGATACTCCAGGAGCACAGTTTAGTGTTTCTGCTGCAACCTATGATGTTGCATCTGGTGATTTAACCATGAATATTGGAACACATCAACTTCCTGCTGGAAGGATGATCCAATTAGCAACGAATTCATTATCATTCAGTTGTACATACGGTAGTGGAAATCATACTTATGTTGGTGGAATAGTTAAGTATGCTAATACTGGAGATCATACATTTGTAACTGGTGCTGAACTTGCTATTTTTGATGGTACTCAAAATTATACAGCACAGGCTGGAACAAATTATGATCCAACCACAGGTAAGATGGAGATCTTTATTGGTACTCACAGTCTTACTACTGCTAATACAATTACGATTGCTAATAACGGTATAACATTTACTTGTACTAAGGATGGTAATGCATCTAACCATGCATATCCAAGAGCAACTGATCCTGCATCTGGCAAAACCCTTGTTATCACTGCAGTTACAGCGACTTCAATCACAGTTAATGTTGGTATTGCTAATGCACTTATGGTGACTGGAGCAGACACTGTTCATACTTATAATGGTGGTACTTCATCTAATGCTATTACTGTAACTGGTGGATCTCAGTTTGATGTTACTGGTGCAGTTTACGATCCTCTTAGCGGTCAGTTAGACATGACTATTGGATCTCATAGTTTAGCAGCTCCTACTACACATACTGCAGAAGCTGGTAGTGCATATAATCCAACTACAGGTGTTATGACCTTGAAGGTTAGTGGTCATAACTTCGCTAATGGTGATTTGGTTTATCTTGATGATGGTGCTGTAACCTTTAGTTGCACATATGGTGCTGGTAATCACAACTATGTTGGTGGACCTGCAGTTGGTGCTGTAAGTGGTGGTGGTAACGTATTTAACGTTACTGATGCTGATTACAACCCAACAACAGGTGTAATGGTATTAACCATTGGTGCTCATAGTTTAACAACTTCTGATGTAGTAATAATTACTGCTGGTTCTTTAGACTTCCAGTGTGATTTGGATAATTATGGATCAACTCATTCATATCCAAGAACAACTGATCCTTCATATAATACCGAAATTGCTATTACTGCTGTTGGTACTGATACTATTACAGTTAATGTTGGTGCTAGCTCACCAGGAACTGCTTATCCTCGTGCTAATGATCCTATTAGTAATAAGTGGATCGCAATTTCTGGTGTTACTACTGATACCTTCGATATTCAAGTATTAGATGTCATACCTTCCACAAATACAGATACACATACATTTGTAAGTGGAGCAGCAGGTGCTATTAAGAGAGCAGCAACTACTGTAACTATTGGTCAAGATAAGTTATCATTCACATGTGGAATGGATAGCAATACTGCTACTAAGACTTATCCAAGAACAACTGACCCTGTATTTAATACAGCAATTGCAGTTAGTGCAGTTACAGCAACAGGAATTACAGTTAATGTTGGTCAGTCTTCAGGATTTGTAATCAGTGATGTTGATTATAATCCTACTACTGGTGCCATGGAAATGACTATTGGAAACCATGCATTAACAACCAGTAATACGGTAACTATTGCTCCTGATGTATTGGCATTTACCTGTGATGCTGATAATCATCAAACAGTACACACTTATCCAAGAACAACAGATCCTTCATACAATACTGCGATTGCTATTACTGGCGTTACAGCGACTTCAATTACAGTTAATGTTGGTGCTGCATCTGGTGGTCAGACTAAGACATATCCTCGTTCAACTGGTGCAGATTATGCATATCAGAGAGATCTTAAAATATTATCATCTACAGCAGATACTATTACAGTAAATGTAACTGATGGCAAACCAACTTCTATTGATTCTCCACACACATTTGTTTCAGCAACTGCTAACTGTGTAACAGTTCCTGGTGATTGTGCTAATGTTAAGGATGCAATTGATACTCTAATCACAACTGTTAATGACATCATTGCTCCTACTGGAAGTGATTATGATATTGGTGGTAATAGACTTTACTTTAATAGAGATTACATCACTCAGGAAATTGCTGGTAAGCAATCTGCCCTTGGATTACTTGGAGCAGAACTTCAATACACAATCGATAGCGGAGCTTTCTCTGCATTAACTTATGACATTTCAGATTATAGAACTTATATTGAAGAGTTTATAATTGCTGCAATTTCAGATCTTCAAACAGGTGGTAATAATAGTGTTATCACTCAAATGGAAAAATTCTTGGATCCGACTAAGAAAATTACTCCTGTTGGTGATGAACTCTATGCATTCTTCCTTGCTCATGAATTAATAAAAACATTATCTGAAAAAGCAATCAAAAATTTACTCTATACAAGTGGTAATACTGTAACTGATCCACAATATGCGGCACAACATACAACTATTGCTGCATATAGAGATACAGAAACTCCTACCAATATTGATGAAGTTTGGTATAGAATGAGAGATCTTATTGACTTTGGTTTAGATACTCTATTCCCAGGAGATATTGAAGCACGTAGCGTAGTTAAAAATATTCTTTATAATAAGAATTACTATAAAGCAGAAATCACATCTTTAGTTACCAGTCAATTTGGTAATGGTACTTGGTTATATGACTCATTTATTGACGATGTTGTTAACAACATTTCATATGATTATATTACTTCTAATACAGTTGACACACAGACAGCGTATACTCTTGACTTTAGTGCAGTATCTGGTAGTTTTGTTGTTGGAGAAACCATTACCAACAATTCTACAACTGCTATTGTTTTATATACTTCTGGATCTAGAATGGTTATTGGAAGTGTTATTGGAACATTATATACAGCAGGAGCTAATTTAACTGCACCTGGTTCTGGTGCTACTGCTACAATTGCTACTGGTGGTATTACTGCAGCACATGAATGGTATAACAATTACAGTAATGTAAAGACTATTGAAAATGCTAAAACTAGCGTATCTTCTTTAATTCAAGGTTCTGTTAATAATACGAATCTTTGGGTCAATCCTGAAGTGTTTGATCAAAATTGGGCAACATCTCTTGTAACAGTTACTGGTAATGCAGCAATTAGTCCAGATTCTACATTAACATCTGAAAAACTTGTAGTTGCTGCAAGTGCTGGTGAGCATAAGATTGAAAGAACTTACAATTTAACATCATTCGACACCTTTGATACTGATTCAATTAAATGGGATTCTGGTACAGAAACATTTGATACTGGTGCTAATAATGCAACACAAACATTCACATCTTCATTCTTTGCGAAACAAGGAGAAAATAATCGAATTAGATTTACAGTATTCTTAGATTCTGGAACTGAAAATGCACAGTTTAGTGTAAATCTCAATACAGGTGAAGTTGGTAATCTCTTTGCTACTAGTGGTATGAATGTTTCTGCACATGGATCTATTCCTCTTGGTGATGGATGGTATAGATTATACATGACGGCAGATGTTGGATATGGATTTAGTACTGTGAAAAATAGAATTAGTGTTCTTAGCGATACTGGTTTATTAGATTGGACTGGTGCTGGTGGAACTGGTTTATATGTTTGGGGTGCTAAACTTACTACAAAATCACTGGGAACATATGTTTCTGTTCTTGGAACTGAATTCTATACAAATGCAGAGTATAATATCAAAACATTTGCATTGGATCTTTTGAGAGAATATATGAAACAATCACTTAGTGATACTTTGGTAAGTCCTTCACCAGCTGCAAGTTTCTATAAATTCCATGATACTGCTAGTGCTGCATATTATAATACAGATACAGCGATGACATTAATTGGATCTAGTTTGGATATAATTTCTGGACAATTGAAAGATAATGAACATTACACTACAATTACTGGAAATAATGCATTACCTACATTAACTAAATTTTATGGTGATATTGTTGTTCCTGTTGGAATTAGTGGTGAAATAGTTCAATCTGATTATGCTTACTCTGTTACATCTGATGTTTCTGCAGAAATTCAACAAGTTACTTTAAATGAAGCAAAGGTTGCTAAAGTTTATAAGAGATTTAGAATTGATGGAAATATTACAGATGGTCCATTCACAATGAATGAATCTGTACAGAAGCAAGGTGATTCTGGAATTACTGGTGTTGTATATGGTTTCCATGAAGATGCTAATTATAAGTATCTCGATGTTGCTGTAACCGCAGGAACATGGCAAGTTACGGATGTAATTCAAGGTTTAGCAAATACAACACTTGCACAAATTAGTGCGATTGAAAATAGAATGCATCTCATTGATGTTAAGGGTAACTTTGTTGAAAATGTTGCATTCCAAGGATTTACAAGCAACAAAACTGCAGAACCTGTTTCTTATACTATTAATTCTGCAGCAGTTCTTGATAATACTGGAGGAAAACTAACTGTTGATACAGCATCTCTTCTTGGATCTCTTGAAACAACATCTGTTGTTTATCCTAATTCTTCTAAAATATACTTAGATGTTAAGAAATTTAATGGTCTTGATGTTAAAGTAGGAGACAAAGTTGCCTCTACTGGTCATGTGAGATTGTCTGTAACTGTAGATTCTAATTTAACCACTTTCACTCTTGGTAATAGACTTTATCGTATCGTTAATGACGGTCAGGATACTGATAATTATGGTATTATAACTGAATATGATTCAGTCAATAATTACATCTATTATGTTCCTGTTGAGGGAACAATAGGATCTGGTGATAGTGTTGGTGATTATTCAGCTACTAATGTAACCTTAGTTGGAAAGGCAACTGTTTCGGGAGATTTAACTGTTGCTGGTGCAGGTTCTGGTCGTATTCAGGAAATTCGTGATGTTTCTATTAATAAGAGATTATATCTCACTAACGTTAATGGAACCTTTAGTGCAAGAGATGGTCTCCGAGGAGGAGATAATTATAGATCTGCATCTATTGGTAAAAAAGTTCTTAAAGCAAGGACTAAGAGATTCTTTAAGGGATTTGATGGAATTCAAACCACATTTGATCTAACTACTAACAATGGTTTGCAATACCTTCCTGATCCTGAAGGTCACATGATGGTCTTTGTGAATGGTATTTTACAACCTCCTGGAGCAGGAAATGCATATACAGCATTCTCTGATAAAATTCAGTTTAGTGAAGCACCTGAACTTGGTGCATCGTTTACAGGATTCTATCTTGGTAAATTGAGACAATTGGATGATATTGGATTTGAATTTGATTCTTTACGTCAATCATTCAACCTTAAGCGTGATGATATTTTCTACTCGCTTACACTTACTGATGGTGTTCAATCGTCTACTATTCGACCAGAAAATAATATTATTATTTCTGTTAATGGTGTTCTTCAGGAACCTGGTGTTGGTTTTGAACTTGTTGGTTCTAGAATTATATTCTCTGAAGTTCCTCGTTTTGGATCAACATTTGTAGGATTCTCTTATGTGGGTTCTGAGGCAGACGTTGATGCTGATGTAGTCGTACCACCAGTTGAAGCAGGAGACTTTATTGATATTGAAGGTGAGGTAAGTGACCGTGAAGTTGCTGTTATTGAATCTTCAAACTCATTGATTACATTTGATTATCTTGGATCTGTCTTTGGACAAAATGCAAATGCAACAGCAGTATTAACTAGTGGATATATTGATAAGGTTAGTGTAACATCTGGTGGATCTGGATATACATCTAGACCCGTTGTAAGATTAGATTCTATCTCTGGATTTGAAGGTCAGGTGAAGGCACTTGTTGGTATTGCAGGAGTTACGATTACTAATGTTGGTTCTGGATATCAAGATCCTGTAGTCGATGTTGAAACAACAGTTCCTTCAGATTGGACTCCACCAGATCTTTCACTATATGGTGAAGAACTAGTAGATCCAGAGATCCTATAAATAACTAAAAAAAGTAGTGAGTAATGGCTAAACAATCCCTAAACATTGGTACTACAGCTAATGATAATACAGGTGATACGCTAAGAAGTGGCGGTGATAAAATTAATGATAATTTTAATGAAATATATACCGCCCTTGGAAACAATGCTTCATTAAGCATAGATCTTTCCAATCCAGCTACTGGCCAAGTATTGAAATATAATGGTACTAATTTTGTTGCTGCTAATTATAATGCGTTAACTTCTGCATTGGATGTTGCTGGAAATAGTATTATTTCTTCTTCAAATGGAAATATTACTATTGCTCCTAATGGAAATGGAGATGTTCTTATCACCGCTGGAAGTCAAACTGCTACCTTTGACGGTGCCACTGGAGGTGTTAGTGTAGGATCAACTATTTCCTATAAAAACGAGTATACTGCTCTTGGTAATGCACCTGCAGCTACTAATACTGGTTATTTCTTTACGGTTGATGGTGATGATAATCCTTATGTGAATATTAACATCACTGCTGGTGGTGCTGGCGATGTAAGAGCAAAACTTATTACTGAGTATTCTAGTGTTGATCTTTTAAATGATATTGATATTACATCCACTCCAATTGCAGATGGACAAGTTTTAAAGTGGAGTTCTAGTGGAAGTAAGTTTATTCCTGGTGATGATGCTGCTGGTGCGAGTTTACAAAATTTATTTGCCTCGGTTGCTGGTGATACTGGATCTACAACTGCCAACTCCGTCACAGACACACTTACTATAGCTGGTGGAAATGATATTGTAACTTCTATTTCTGGTGATACAGTTACAGTTGCGTTTAATGGAACTTTAACTTCAACTTTTGCTGCATTAACTGATACTGATGTACCTTCTATTACTCAGGGAGATTCTTTATATTGGAATGGAACTGACTGGGTTGTAACTCGCAGTCCTATGACTTGGTGGGAATTGGGTGCTAGTGGTGCTAGTCACTTCACATTTGACGGTCCTGGATTTGCTGCAGCTACAGAAGATCCAACATTGTATGTTATGCGAGGCATGACATATGCATTTGATAATGGTGCAAATGGTACTAACCACCCGTTTAGAATTCAAAGTACTCAAGGATTGAGTGGTACTCCGTATACAGATGGGCAATCTGGTAGTGGAACAAGTATCCTTTATTGGACTGTTCCTATGAATGCTCCAAACGTTCTTTATTATCAATGCACTGTTCATTCTCTTATGAACGGCACTATCAATATATTAAACTAATATAAATGACTAGAACTGTTCCAGGTACAGGTGCCTCCATCAAACCAATTTTTGATGAGAATTTTGGTGTAAGTGCAGTACGAGTATTAGAAGGTGGATCTGGGTATGACTTAGCAAATCCACCACGTTTAACTATATCTGGTTGTGGCACACCAGATCAGGAAGCATTACTGTATCCTATTATTGATGCAGACTCTGGGCAAATTATTCATGTAAGAGTTCTTGAAAGAGGTCGAGGTTATGATCCTCTAAGATTACAGTTTTTCCCAGAACAAGAAACACCAAATGTTATAAATTCTTTTGATGTTAATAGAATTTGGCAAGATCATCCAAACTCTTTAATTTCAGGAACTTTTAGTGCAGATACAGATAGACTTCGTATACAATCTGATAATCACCCTAAACCCACTTATATTCAAGAAGAAGCAGCACCTGGTGGTGGACCATTAATTGATAGAAGTTTTGATCAAACATTTATCTATAGAGGAGGTAAAGATGTACCTCATCCTACTGTTAGAACAGAACAAGATAATAAAGTACTTGGTATTTTTGCTAATGGTGGTCTTTTACATACACCAGAATGGGGAAGTACAGGAAATGCACCAACTAACTTTGCCATCGATTCAGTAAAATATGATTATGTTAAAAGTAATAGTGTTTATGATACTGTAACTGAAGGAAATGTAAGATATTATCATTCAAATAAAACTCTTGATGAATTTAAACTTGGAAATGGTGTTTTTGAATGGGGAAAAATTAAACAATTTACATGGAACGTAAAGGTTGAAACTGGTAATGTTTCTCTAGATGTTACAAATGTTGATGAAACACTCGGAACAGTTGTTGTAGGTAGAACTATTGATGAAATTGGTGGTAATGCTTCTGGAGAAATTTCTAAGGTAGTAAGAAATGGACAGAATGTTGTAACTAGAATTTATTTGAGACAACTTACTGGGTCTTCTTTCTCTAAGAATGACTTATGTTTAGGTTCTACAGGATTTTCATTTAAAATTTCAGAGGATCCATATACTTTTAATGGATATTATATCGACTTTGGTGCAGATGCAGCAAAGTTTGGTACTTTTACACCAGGAACATTTTACTTTGCTCCAGAAAATATTACAGTAAAAAGGAATTATTTGATTAAATTTAATCAATCAGATTCCACTAATAATACTCATCCAATTAGATTCAGTACAACTGCTGACGGTACACATAACGATACTCCAGGAACTCTTTATTATACAAGTACTGGAGCGTCATCGAATCCAGCAGCAGATTATGAAAATGAATATGCTCCTATATTCATAATGAATGCTGATGAAACTAATAGAATTTACTACTATTGTAAGAATCATCCAAATATGGCTGGTTCTTCTGGTGATCAAGGATATATGATTCTCAGCACAGATACTTCTGCTGAGACACTAACCAATAATTATTATGTTGAAAATCATTATGGATCTGGTGGAACTTTAGATTATAGTCGTCATGCTGACGGACACTCTAAAATTCTTGGTATGTCCTATGATGGATATCCCATTTATGGTCCTTGGGGATATAATTCCAGTGGTACTGCTGT